CACTCTTTCCCTACACGACGCTCTTCCGATCTCTTTAAAATTTCCCCGGAGGGTATTTTTGGAGAGCCTTTTACGGTTCCAGTATTTACAAGGGTCTATGATTCATGATATTTGCGGTGATTTCTGTGGGATCATCTCAGAGTTTGTTCTCCTTTCGTTGAGTAGCATTATCGTGATTTGTAGGTCCTTTTAAATACTGGAAAAGTGTTAATAAAGTAATAAGTAACAGATAAACAACTTATCGAAAGGAGGCATCAACTTTGAGGAAAACAAAGCAATCAGAGTCTTCTAGGATGATGCGTCCAGCATTAACACCAGAAGCAAGAGAAAATCAGCTTGTTTCTTTGGCTGTTGATTTAGCAGAAAAGCAGTTGCGAGAGGGAACCGCATCATCGCAGGTGATTACTCACTATTTAAAGCTTGGTTCCACAAAGGAGAAAATCGAAAAAGAGATTTTAGAGAAGCAAAAAGAACTGATAGAAGCAAAAACTCAAAATCTGAAATCCATTGAAAATTCAGAAAAGCTTTATGCAGATGCATTAAAAGCGTTTCGTGGTTATAGTGGCCATGGAGATGAGGTGGACGATGCGTAAATGCTATGAAGAATTATCACAGCTTTTAACTTTTAAAGAACGATACGAATATCTTCGATTGGATGGAGTAGTTGGAGAAGAAACGTTTGGGTTTGATCGATATCTTAATCAGATATTTTACAATTCTAAAGAATGGAAGGACATTCGGAGAAAAATTATCATTCGCGATAACGGATGTGATCTTGGATTGGACGGTTACGAGATTCGTGGAAAGATTCTTATTCATCATATGAATCCAATAAGGCAGCAGGACATATTGTTGCGAACTGATCTGGTTCTTAACCCAGAGTATTTAATCACGACAACTCTGTCAACTCACAATGCTATACATTATGGAGATGAGAAACTACTTTTAACAGTTCCGAATGAACGACAAAAAAATGACACCTGCCCATGGCGGCATTAGGAGGGAATTAACATGGATGAAAATAAAAAGCCACTTACTGGTGTGGTGGTAAATTGTATGAATTTGAATATTCGCAAAGATCCGACGCAGACATCAAGATCATTAGGAATCATCGGCTCGGATACAGTTGTAACAGTTTGCGATGATAAGTCTGTTTCCGGTTTTTATAAAGTCAAGACCGGAGATGGAATCAGCGGGTATTGCATGAGCGAGTTTATAAAACTCTGCTAGATGGAGGTGCGATCATGAATATTACAGATAGTGTACTGACATCAATCAAAAAATTACTCGGAATCGCAGAGGAGTATGAACATTTCGATGCGGATTTGATCATGCACATCAATTCTGTGTTCTCGATTCTTACACAGCTTGGTGTCGGTCCGTCCAAAGGTTTCATGATCGAAGATAAGAATGCAACATGGAAAGATTTCATTTCTGACGAATCCAAATACATGCTTGTCAAATCTTATATGCATTTGAAGGTCAAACTTCTTTTCGATCCGCCGATTAGTTCGGCAGTATTAGAGTGTTATAAAACACAAATCAGCGAGTATGAATGGCGTTTGAATGTTGCAGCGGAAAACAGTGACACTGATCCGGACGAGCCCGAGCATTATTCTGGATCATATGAAGTTACACCAAAGGCCCATCAAACTCAAACTTTGGATACATCTGGAAAAGTTCTTAGTGAGGATCTTGTTATTCACGAAGTTCCGTATTACCAGACGTCAAACAGTAGCGGTGGTGTTACCAGCTACATCGCAAAGGAGGGAGATTCAAAATGAATAACACCTATTTAGCACATCATGGAATTCTTGGAATGAAATGGGGAGTTCGAAGGTCAGAGGCACAGCTTGCTAGAGCCAGGGGGCATTCCCCCAAGTCTTCTGATGATAAGAATGAGGTATCAGCACGCAAGGCTGCCGTTAAGAATCGGCGAACAATGTCCGATGCTGATTTGAAGAAGAGGGTTGAGAGACTTAAATTAGAACGTGAGTTCAAGAGTCTTACTGAAGATGATATCGTACCTGGTAGAAAGTATGTTTCAGAAATTCTTTCTGCGTCGGGAAAGAAAGCGTTGACTATGGCCGCGGCCGGTGCAATGACCTATGCCGTTAAGACCGCAATGACAAAGGAATTCAACCTTAAAGAGGCCGCACAGTATATCGCAGCAAACCCGAATAAAAAGAAGTAGGAGAATAAAACAATGGCGTTATCGAACACTGCCGTCCCGAAATACTACGGCATGTTTCGTGATGCCGTAATTCGTGGCGAAATTCCGGTATGTCGAGAAATCGAGATGGAGATGAATCGAATCGACGATCTCATTGCAAATCCGGGAATTTATTACGACGATCAAGCGGTAGAGGGCTTTATCAGCTATTGTGAGAATGAGCTTACTTTAACTGACGGTTCGGATTTGAAGCTGCTTGATACATTTAAGGTTTGGGCTGAGCAGATTTTTGGTTGGTACTATTTCGTTGAGAGAAGTGTATATGAGCCATATGAAGATGGACATGGAGGGCATTACGTCACGAAGTCTATTCGAAAAAGGTTGGTTAATAAGCAATATCTCATAGTGGCCAGAGGTGCTGCAAAGTCAATGTATGGTTCATGCTTGCAGAATTTCTTCTTAAATGTGGACGTCACAACGACGCATCAGATAACCACAGCTCCTACGATGAAGCAGGCAGAAGAGGTATTGTCACCGATTCGAACAGCTATTACTAGATCAAGAGGACCTTTCTATAAGTTCCTAACAGAAGGATCGTTGCAGAATACTACCGGATCGAAAGCAAATCGAATGAAATTGGCATCCACCAAGAAAGGAATTGAAAATTTCCTTACTGGATCGCTTCTCGAAATTCGACCAATGCGAATCGACAAGCTTCAGGGTCTTCAGCTTAAAGTAGCGACAGTGGATGAGTGGCTTTCTGGCGACATTCGAGAAGATGTAATCGGAGCGATCGAACAGGGTGCATCTAAGGTAAATGACTATCTCATTGTTGCGATCAGTTCAGAGGGTACTGTTCGTAATGGTGCCGGTGATACAATCAAAATGGAATTGATGGACATTCTTAAAGGAGACTATGTCAATCCTCATGTATCCATTTGGTGGTATAAACTTGATTCCATAGATGAAGTTGCCGACCCGGACAAGTGGTTGAAAGCAAATCCTAATTTAGGAAAAACTGTTTCTTATGAAACCTATCAGCTCGATGTCGAAAGAGCGGAAAAAGCACCGGCTGCCAGAAATGATATTTTGGCAAAACGATTTGGGCTTCCTATGGAAGGATATACATATTACTTTACATATGAAGAAACACTCCCGCATCGTCATAGAGATTATTGGCAAATGCCGTGTTCATTAGGAGCGGATCTATCTCAAGGTGACGATTTCTGTGCATTTACATTTCTGTTTCCGTTATCCAATGGTTCATTCGGTGTTAAAACGAGAAACTATATTTCTTCATTAACTCTTATGAAACTCCCAGCAGCAATGCGAATCAAATACGATCAATTCATGAAAGAAGGAAGTCTTATTGTTTTAGAGGGGACTGTTCTTGATATGATGGAAGTATATGAGGACCTCGATAATCACATTGTTGAATGCGGTTATGATGTTCGCTGCTTTGGATACGACCCATATAATGCTAAAGAATTTGTTGAGCGTTGGGCTAATGAAAACGGACCATTTGGAATTGAAAAAGTTATTCAGGGTGCCAAAACGGAATCGGTTCCATTAGGAGAGTTAAAGAAACTGTCCGAAGAAAGGATGCTCCTTTTCGATGAGGATTTGATGACATTTGCAATGGGAAACTGTATCACTTTAGAAGATACTAACGGAAACCGTAAATTGCTGAAAAAGAGATATGAACAAAAGATAGATGCAGTTGCTGCGATGATGGATGCATATATCGCGTTCAAAGCAAACCGGGAAGCATTTGAATAGGGAGGTACAATCTATTGATAGCTAAGTTGATTGATAGTGCGTTTACTTTGCGTCCATACACTGTTCGAAAAGTAGCTAGAAACGAATCGACTGTTTTGATGCATTATGGCGTAAAAGGCATGAAATGGGGAGTTCGAAGAACACCGGAACAGTTAGCTCATGATAGAAATTCTATTCAAGCTAGGATGTCTAATCGTCTTAAAACCCCAATCAAAGCATCGAACGGAATCATGATTTCAAAATTCTCGGAACATGCTCTCAATAGAACACAGATGGATTCTAGGCCAGTTACTGTTGAGGGTATAATGGATGCGTTGAAAAACCCATTAAATCATGATACCATAAAAACAAAAACCGATAAACTTGGGCGTCCTAGTCAACAATTCATCGGTAAATCGACAACAGTCGCTGTAAATCCTGAAAATGGAGTTATAACAACTGCTTGGTGTACAGGTGAAAGAACGAAACGCAAGTATTCGTAGGAAGGAGGAGCATATGTTTGACGATAAAGAAATTTCACTTATGCGATCATTAGGATTGGATTGCGATTTTAACAATTTATCAGATGACGATGATTATTGGATGATTATCGAAGAGAAAGTCGGAGCACATTTAACATTGGAATGTTTGGATGAAAACTACAATCCAGATGAAAACGGTGCGATATGCGAATCAATCCTTGATAAAATACCAAAATAAAACTATTAAAGATCTCTTGTAATAAAGAGGTCTTTTTTTTTTGACCATTTAGGAGGTGATTATTCAAAATGGGTTTATCATTAAGTTCCATCGTTAAAAACGTTTGGAATGTTTTTTCTAATCGATCTCCGACTGGGGAATATAAAGATATTGGTTCTGGGTATTCATACCGTCCGGATCGTTTTCGACTTACTAGGGGAAATGAAAGGTCAATCGTTACCTCAGTATATAACAGAATCGCTTTAGATGTAGCCGCCATCAACATTCAGCATGTCAAGTTGGATGATGAAGGGCGGTTTTTAAGTATTGTAAAAAGCGGTTTGAATGACTGTTTGTCAATCGAAGCCAATTTGGATCAAACTGGTCGAGCATTCATTCAGGATGTTGTTATGTCCATGATAGATGAGGGGTGTGTTGCTATCGTTCCTGTTGATACAGATGACGATCCTGACGACACAACTGGGTATCAAATCCTTTCGATGCGTGTTGGGCGTATTAAAGATTGGTATCCAAAACACGTTCGGGTGGAGGTTTATAACGAGAATACAGGACGTAAGCAAGAAATAATCGTTCCGAAACACACAGTTTCAATCGTAGAAAATCCGCTATACGCAGTAATTAACGAGCCTAACTCTACCATGCAACGGCTTGTACGAAAACTGAATTTATTGGATGCGGTTGATGAACAGAGTAGTTCTGGAAAATTGGATTTAATTATTCAGTTACCTTATGTAATCAAATCGGAAGCAAGACGTCAGCAGGCAGAGCAACGACGTAGAGATATTGAGAAGCAGTTGTCCGGTTCCAAGTATGGTATTGCTTATACTGATGGAACTGAAAGAATCACACAGTTGAATCGTTCTTTGGAAAATAATCTAATGAAGCAGATTGAATACTTAACGAGTATGCTTTACAGCCAGTTAGGAATCACTCAGAGCATCTTGGATGGTACCGCAGACGAGAAGACTATGCTGAATTATTACAATCGGACAATCGAACCCATTATTTCTGCAATCGTCGATGAGATGAAACGAAAATTCTTGACGAAGACTGCTAGATCTCAGAACAAGTCAATCATGTTCTTCAGAGATCCATTTAAGCTTGTGCCAGTAGCGGATCTTGCTGAAATTTCTGATAAATTTACCAGAAATGAAATTGCTACTTCAAATGAAATTAGACAGGTGATTGGTTGGAAACCATCTACTGATCCTAAGGCTGATGAATTGAGAAATAGCAACTTAAGTGAACCTAATGCTGGCGGTTCTGTATCGGATACCACAAATGGTGATGAAACTGAATCCAGCGACACCAGTGCTTATGATTCCCTGGTCAATGAGGTGCTTGATAGCATTTCTGCACAGATTGATGACATCATTGGTAATTATACGTCTGACGGCGATGAGGAGGATGATTCTTAATGGACGAACCTAAAGTTGCAGTTCTTAGACATTATGCATCGCCCTATTACGACCCTCAGAAAGCTCATGAGTATTATATGCGTACCAGAGAACTAAAGGGGCGTTCTACTACATCGCTGAATGATGAGGGAAAGAAGATTTGGTCTTATACAAAAAATAACATCAAATCTGAAAAGACTGCAAAGGTCAAAGAAGAGCAGGAGAAGCGAGACCAAAAGATTACGGAACTTCGTGCAAAAGCGGATGCTACGAAAGAACAGATATCTTCTCGATTGAAAGAATTGAATGAAGCTTTAACTAAAAATGCTTCTGACAAAAAGAAGAGCATTGATACTGATAAAGATTCTGAGTTGGAAGATATTGAGAAAGAGTCGTCAAGCGAAAAGGAACGAATCGATAATAAAAAGAACGCAGAAATTGAGCGTTTGATGGCGATAGAAATTCCGTCCGGGTTATCAAAAGCAGAGCGGGTTAAGCGCGTAGCAGAAAGAACCGAAAAGATCGCAAAGCTTAGAACCGATGCAAAGTCAGATAAAGCCAAAATCAGTAGTGATGCAAAATCTGACAAAGCCGGTGTTCGAACCGATGCAACCAATAAGAAAGCAAAAGTATCATCCGACACAAAAGAAGAAAAAGCAGAGAATCAAGCTAATGCAAAGAGTGAGCGAGTAAAAGTTAGCTCTGAGCTGAAAGCAGCGATTAAATCGGTCAGAGAGGCTTATAAAGCAGCGAAAGCCGACCTCGATTCCCGATATGAACAAACGTATCAGGACGAATTCGATAAAATTCAATCGGAGTATAAGAAAGTTAAGAAATCTAAGAAATCTAAGAAAAAGTCTTCCAGTTCATCAAAGAAGACATCCCATCCGTTATCGTATTACATCAGAAAGAAGTAGGAGGTAAAAATCAAAATGAAGTATGACTTTGGTGGCTGGGCCACTAGAAACGATCTTCAGTGTGCTGATGGGCGAGTCATTAAAAAAGACGCATTCAAAGCACAGAATGGGCAGACAGTCCCGTTAGTATGGATGCATAACCATACTGATCCGGCAAACGTTCTCGGATTAGCACATCTCGAAAATAGAGATGAGGGCGTTTATGCATATTGCGAATTCAATAATAACGAATCTGGAAAGACTGCTCGTGAGCTTGTAAAACATGGCGACGTGCGGTCTTTATCTATCTTCGCTAATCAGTTGACGCAGACTGGCTCCGATGTTCTCCACGGAATCATCAGAGAGGTGAGTATTGTTCTGGCCGGAGCCAATCCGGGTGCATTCATCGATGATGTTGTAGCACATGGCGATGGCGAATCCGGAATGGTCATCGGGTATGACGAAATGATTATGGGCTATCTGGAGCATTCCGCAGATGAGTCAGAAGAGAAAGATGAGAAAGATAAAGGTGCCACAGATGGAGAAACTGGTGAAAAAGATGAGAAAGTTGAGACCATCGAAGACATCTTTAAATCCATGAACGATAAACAGCAGACGGCTGTCTTCGCCATGATGGCAGAGTTCGCGGATAAAGAAGAGTCTAAAAAAGATAATGATAAATCTAAAGGAGGAGATGACGATATGAAACACAATGTTTTTGACAACGACAAGCATGATAACAAGAGCTTCCTGTCTCACGCAGCTCAGGAGGAAATTCTTAAACTGGCAAAAACCAGCCAGGTTGGAACGTTCCAGAATGCGTTGGAAATCTACGCGAATGATAATGCTCTTCAGCACGACGCTCTTGCCAGCGGCTTTGTTCAGACCGGAGAGGGCAATGTAACACTTCTGTTCCCGGAGTACAAAGATGTACGTCCTGGAGCACCGGAGCTCATCACCAGTGATCAGGGTTGGATTACGACTGTAATGAACAAAGTTCATAAGAGTCCTATTTCCAGAATCAGAACCAGCCAGGTTGATATTCGAAACATCGAGGGACTCAGAGCAAAAGGATATACCAAGGGGAAGAAAAAGGGACAGACCGGCAACTTCAAGCTTGTTCGTAGAACCACTGATCCGCAGACCGTATTCGTAAAGAGTGCACTTCATAGAGATGACATCACCGATATTACAGATTTCGATTACGTAGCATATCTTTACAACATTGATCGTTTGCAGCTGAACGAAGAACTGGCTACTGCAATCATGCTTGGCGATGGTCGTGATGATGGCGATGAAGGAAAGATTTTCCCGGATCACATCAGACCGATTTGGCTGGATGACGACCTGTATACCATCCATGTAGATCTGGATGTGGCAGCAGCAAAGAAAGAACTTCAGGGAACAAACACATCTGCAAACTTCGGTGAAAACTACATCATTGCTGAGGCCATGATCAACACTGTGTTGTATGCAAGAGAAGATTATAAGGGTACTGGTACTCCGGATCTGTTCATTACTCCGCACATGCTCAATCAGATGCTTCTGGCAAGGGACATTAACGGAAGACGTATTTACTCTTCTAAGACCGAACTTGCTGCGGCTCTTAATGTTGGCAGTATCAATACTGCGGAGCAGTTCGAGGGCAAGATTAGAACCACTTCCGACAGCAAAAAGAAGAAGCTGGTTGCCATTATCGCAAATCTGGCTGATTACTCCCTCGGTGCAACCAAGGGCGGAGAGGTTACTCACTTCACTCAGTTCGATATCGACTTCAACCAGGAGAAATCCCTGCTTGAGACCAGATGCTCTGGTGCTCTTACTCGTGTATACTCTGCAATCGCAATCGAAGAGGATGTAACAACTGCTTCTTCCGGTTCCGAGGATCACGCAGCTTAAAGTCTTAAAGGAGAAAATTCAAAATGAGTAAATTTTACGGAGCAATCGGCTATTCCGTAACAGAGGAAATTCGACCTGGTGTCTCGGGAGAGAAGATTACAGTTCGTGACTACTACGGAGACATTATTCGGAATACTCGACAGTATCAGAGTTCAGATAACCTCAACGACAATCTCAATGTGTCGAATGAGTTCAGCATCGTAGCCGATCCGTTTGCTTATGCGAATTTTCATTCGATGAGATTTATCGAGTATATGGGGGCTAAATGGAAAATTTCAAATGTTGAAGTTCAGTATCCCCGTTTAATATTGACCGTTGGAGGTGTTTACAATGAGCAGACGACTGAAACTGCATAATGCTTTATGCGACATCCTCTCGTGTCCAAACAAAGGACCAGAGTGTCGTGCTTATTTTCAACCACCGTCATCGGTAAAAATGAAATACCCCGCCATCGTTTACGCTCTCGACGATATCGAGAATACGTTTGCGAATGACGGGGTTTATTTGTCTGCGAGAAAGTATTCAGTAACAGTCATTGACAGTGATCCGGATAGTTCTCTCGTTGGCAAAGTAGCATCTATGCCGACAAGTCGATTCAATCGGCATTATACGAAAGACAACTTAAACCATGATGTCTTTGAAATATTCTTTTAAGGAGGACAAATTCTATGAAAAAGAAACTCGTTTGGGACAAGACTGGCGAGCGCCTGTATGAGACCGGTGTCAGCCAGGGCGTCCTTTACCCGATTCAGACCGGTGGCGTATATAACTCTGGTACCGCATGGAACGGTCTTAGCACCGTAACAGAGAGCCCGTCTGGAGCAGAACCCAGCGCAATTTATGCAGACAACATCAAGTATCTGAACCTTATGTCCGCAGAGGAATTTGGCGGCACGATCGAAGCTTATATGGCACCGAATGAGTTCGCAGAGTGCGACGGTTCCAAAGAGATCGCTCCTGGAGTGTTTGCAGGACAGCAGAACCGTAAGATGTTCGGCTTATCTTACAAGACGCTTCTTGGTAATGATGTTGATTCCAACGATTACGGCTATAAGCTTCATCTCGTTTATGGTTGCTTAGCTTCTCCTTCCGAGAAGGGTTATTCCACTGTAAATGACAGTCCGGAAGCTATTACCTTATCCTGGGAGTTCAGCACCACACCAGTCGAGATTGCAACCTTAATCGATGGAAAGAAGCTGAAGCCTACTTCCATTCTCACCTTCGATTCTACCAAGGTTGATGCTAAGAAACTGGCCACGCTTGAAGAGATTCTGTATGGTAAAGATCCTTCTTCTGCCGAAGCAGATGATGGTGTTGAACCGAGACTTCCGCTTCCGGATGAAGTAATTAAGATTATGACCGCAGAAGGCTAATCAGAAATAATACACAAACCACAGATGGAGTCGTATTCAGGAAAGCTGGCGACTCCTTTTTATTTGAAAGGAGAACAAAATTATGTATGCAGTAACAAAGACTTATAAAGATTTTAACGGTGTTGAGCGCACCGAAACAAAGCTGTTTAACCTTACTGAAACCGAGGTTATGGAGATGGAATTAGGTACAGCTGGTGGAGTTGCTGAGATGCTTCAGCGCATCGTAGATGCAAAAGATCAGCCGACCATTATCAAGTTCTTTAAGGAATTTATCTTAAAGGCATACGGAGAGAAGAGTGCTGACGGTACATATTTCGAGAAGTCCGAAGAGATTTCCAGAAAGTTTGCCTGCACTCAGTTCTACAATCTTCTGTTTATGGAACTGGCTACAGATGACAGTAAAGCCGCTGAATTCGTAAACCATGTAATTCCGAAAGTTGTAGATATCAAGAAGCATTCGGAAAATCCGGAGATTGCTCCTGTGGTAGCCACCATGAACTAAAGAGGTGAGATCGAATGCTTGAACTTACGATACCAAGAACTGATCTGTGGGATGAGCGGAATCAGCGATTTATCCCTGTAAAGGAACAGAAGTTGCGTTTGGAGCATTCGCTCGTTTCACTTTCAAAATGGGAAAGTAAATGGTGCAAAGTCTTCTTAACTAAAGAGCAGAAGACCATTGAAGAAACCATTGATTATATACGCTGTATGACACTCACACAGAATGTTGACCCGCTGGTCTATCAATGCATTACCAATTCTCACATTGATGCGGTAAATGCCTATATTGAAGCGCCTATGACGGCTTCGACTGTTAAGGAAGAAAAAGGCGGTCCAATAAACAGGCAGCAGATAACCAGTGAGCTTATCTATTACTGGATGACTGCGTATCACATTCCGTTTGAGTGTCAGAAATGGCATTTGAATCGTTTGTTAATGCTTATCCGGATTTGCAATGCGGAAAATAAACCTCCGAAGAAGAGGAGCAAACGAGATTTGTACAGACATCATGCGGAAGTGAATGCCGCAAACAGAAAAAAATTTAATTCGAAAGGATAGCGATAAAAATGGCGAAATCAAGACAGGCCGTCGTTAATCTTGTCAAATCCTGGGATGGAAAGAAAGAATCGAACGGTTCGCACAAAAGCATTATTGATTTATACAACGACTTCTTCGAGAAGATCTGTTCCGGCAAATTTCCTCGTGGGATTCGTATGCGCTATGACTGGGCTTGGTGTGCTTGTACCTGGTCTGCATTAGCGGCAGCTCTCCGATATGAGAGTATTATGCCCATGGAAATTTCCTGTTATTACCTTATCGAGGCAGCAAAGAAAATGGGATGTTGGCAGGAGAATGATGCTTATGTCCCGAGTCCTGGGGATGGAGTTTTGTATGATTGGCAGGATAACGGAATCGGCGACAACACAGGCAATCCAGATCATGTTGGTACCGTGATCGAGGTGCATAAGGAATCCGGTTACATGGTTGTTGAAGAGGGTAACTACGGTAATGCGGTTAAGAAGAGAACCTTGTCTATCAATGGAAAATTCATCCGCGGCTTCATCACACCAAAGTACGACGACAATGCTGTTTCCGCTCCTGGATTAAGCAAGGGCAAAGATATCAAAACCATCGCTCATGAGGTAATTGTTGGACTGTGGGGAAGAGGTGATAACCGTAAGAAACTGCTTACTGAGTACGGATACAGCTACTCAGAAGTTCAGAACATGGTTAATCAGATTCTGAATGGATCAGCGGTAACACCGTCCAACACCAAACAGGATCAGAACCAGTCAGTTTCAAAGAAAGTGGTGGCTACCTGTTCTGCCAAGCAGTTTAACAAAACCTATGCTGGTGAATATAAAACAACGGCAGTTCTTTATTGCCGTAATGATGCCGGAACCAATAAGAAAGCTCTTTATAAAATCCCGGCTGGCACTAAGGTTAAATGCTATGGCTACTACACAATGGCAAACGGAGTTAAGTGGCTGTACATCCAGTTTGTACTTGATGGTGTACAGTATACGGGCTTCTCATCTAGTGCTTACTTAGCAAAGTAGGAGATTCACATGATCACGTTCAGACAAAAGGGTGATTTTTCTAAGCTGACTCGATTCTTAGAGCGAGCAAAGGAATCGGTTCGTCTCGGTGACCTCGATAAGTATGGTCGAGAGGGCGTAGCCGCCCTTGCGTCTGCAACACCAGTTGATACGGGACGGACGGCAAATTCGTGGCACTACAAGATAGAGCAGAAGCAAAGTTCTGTGTCGATCAGCTTTTACAACACAAATATTCAAAATGGAGTCCCTATTGCAGTTATTTTGCAGTACGGACATGCAACAAGAAACGGCGGCTGGGTACAGGGGCGAGACTACATCAATCCTGCTATCCAGCCTATTTTTGACAAAATTGCAGATGCGGCATGGAAGGAGGTTACTAAGCTATGAGTACAACCGTTGACGAACGTGTCGTCGAAATGCGGTTTGATAACAAGCAGTTTGAGCAGAATATTCAGACCAGTTTATCAAGCCTCGATAAGTTGAAGAAGAGTCTTAACCTCGAAGGGGCAGCAAAAGGCTTAGAAACCGTAAATGATGCCGCAAATAAATGCAGTGGAAACATGTCACCGCTTAGCAATGCAGTTGAGACTGTACGAGTGCGATTTTCTGCATTGGAAGTAATGGCAATTACCGCGTTACAGAACATTACCAATTCTGCACTTGCTGCTGGAAAAAATCTGGTCTCTGCTTTTACAATCGATCCTATTAAATCCGGTTTCGAGGAGTATGAGACCCAGATCAATGCCGTTCAGACAATCCTTGCAAATACCTCTTCAAAAGGAACTACTCTCGACCAGGTAAATAATGCGTTAGATGAATTAAACCATTACGCAGATATGACCATTTACAATTTTACAGAAATGACCCGTAACATTGGTACATTCACCGCGGCTGGTGTGGATCTTGATACCTCTGTAGCGGCTATCAAAGGCATAGCAAACCTTGCAGCCGTATCGGGTTCCAATTCTCAGCAGGCAAGTACCGCTATGTATCAGCTTTCGCAGGCATTAGCGGCAGGCACTGTAAAATTGCAGGACTGGAACTCTGTAGTTAATGCTGGTATGGGCGGTCAGGTATTCCAGGATGCGTTGAAGGAGACCGCTAAAGTTCACGGAATCGCCATTGATGAAATGATCAAAGATGAGGGCTCATTCAGAGAGACCCTTAGTAAAGGATGGCTTACATCTGACATCTTGACTGAAACCTTGGCAAAATTTACAGGTGATCTCAACGAAGATCAGCTTCGGACCATGGGGTATACCGATGACCAGATCAAATCCATTATGGAGATGGGTAAAACAGCGAATGATGCGGCAACAAAAGTAAAGACTTTTACTCAGCTGTTCGACACGTTGAAAGAGGCTGCCCAATCCGGATGGACACAAAGCTGGGAAATTATCGTCGGTGACTTTGAAGAGGCGAAAGAATTACTTACTGAGGTGAGCGATACGTTCAGTGCCGTAATCAATGCTTCTGCCGATGCGAGAAATAAAATGCTTCAGGATTGGAAAGACCTTGGTGGTCGAACCATGATGATTGAAGCGGTAAAGAATGTATTTGAAGGACTGGTTAGCGTTGCTAAGCCGGTTCGGGAAGCGTTCAACGAAATCTTCCCGCCAATGACTGGAAAACAGTTAGCTGAAATCACAGAGCGTATTCGTGATCTGACAGCAAAATTCAAAATGGGGGAAGAAAGTTCTAAAAATTTGAAGAATACGTTTAAAGGCGTATTCGCAGTGCTTGATATCGTCGGGCAAGCCTTCAAAGCAGTTGCAGGTGGCGTTGGCGAATTGATTGGTCTTTTCTTACCAGCTGGAAACGGAGTGTTATCGCTTACTGGAAGCTTTGGCGAATACCTTGTTAAGCTTGATGAAACCGTAAAGAAGACCGACATCTTTGGCAAAGCAGTTTCAACTGTTGTTGATATTGTAAAGACAGCTATTACGTTTGTTAAAACTGCCGGAGAAAAAGTAAAAGAATTTGGAAAAGCTGCCGGGGAGAAGTTCGATTTTCCTGGATTTGAATTATTCCACTCATTCCTTGAACGAGTACATGATCGCATGACTCAGATCGGTGATGGTGCTGGAAAAATGAAGAGCGGAGTCATTGTTGCTTTTGAGATGATGGGAGAGGCACTGGAAAAATGTAAATTTCTCAAAGTCATGGAAGCATTGTGGACAGCTGTAAAGGTAATTGCTGGCGGTATTGCCGATGCAGTCGGGACTATGATGGGAACACTTGCCGAGAAACTCGGAAATGCAGATTTCAGCGGAGTTCTTGACATTCTTAACAGCATTGCTGTCGGTGGAATCGCAGTATCGATTTCCAAATTCTTAAAGAGTGTAACAGAACCGCTTGGGGGGTTGAATGGGGTTCTCGAAGGAGTAACTGGAATTCTTGACGGTGTTAGAGGTTGTTTTGAGGCATATCAGACAAATCTTAAAGCCGGAACGTTGCTTAAAATTGGAGCAGCAATCGCTTTGCTTGCGGGTTCTATCGTTGCGATTTCTCTGATCGATAGCGATAAACTGTCAGCTTCTCTTGGAGCTATCACGGTGCTCTTTGCTAATCTGCTCGGGGCGATGGCGATTTTCAATAAAATCAGCAGTGATACCGGAAAAGTAGCTAAAGCATGTACAGCGATGATTGCCATGTCAGTTGCAGTATCTATTCTGGCAGGAGCTTTGAAGAAAGTTTCGGACCTTGATTGGGGTGAGCTTGCAAGAGGCTTGATTGGAATCGCTGGTCTTACGACTATTGTTGTTGCATCATCTAAAGCCATGGCAAGCGGTCAGAAGCAGGTTATGAAAGGCGCTACCAGCTTAATTATATTTGGAGCGGCTATCAAAATTCTGGCTTCAGCATGTAAGGACTTATCAAAATTACAGTGGGATGAACTCGGACGAGGTCTGACTGGTGTAGGAGTTCTATTTGGCGAGATTGCCGTATTCCTTAGAGTTGCAAAATTCAACGGAAAAATGATTAGCACTGCGACTGGAATTGTTATTCTGGCGGCGGCAATGAAAGTTCTGGCATCTGCTTGTAAAGACTTTGGTCAGATGGAGTGGAGCGAGATTGGAAAAGGATTAGCTGGAATTGGTGGATTACTTGCTGAACTTGCAGTCTTCACAAATTTGTCCGGAAATGCAAAACACGTAATGTCTACTGGCGTAGCTTTAACTGCTATTGGCGCTGCAATGAAAATCCTTGCTTCCGCTGTAAAAGATTTTGCTCAATTACAGTGGGATGAGCTCGGCAGAGGTTTAACTGCTATGGGCGGCGCACTTGCAGAGGTAGCTATCGCTGTTAATCTGATGCCGAAAAATATGATTGGCATTGGAACGGGTCTTGTTATCGTCGGTGGAGCACTTGAAATTATTGCAAACTGTATGAGTAAATTCGGAGGTATGCAGTGGGAAGAAATCGGTAGAGGTCTTACTGTCATGGGTGGGGCTTTAGCTGAGCTGGCCATCAGTCTCAACTTTATGAAGGGTACACTTGGCGGATCGGCGGCATTATTGGTTGCATCCGCAGCCCTAGCTGTTCTTGCACCGGTGCTCAGTATATTGGGAGCATTATCGTGGGAAGCGATTGCGAAAGGACTTATTTCCATTGCAGGAGCATTCACGATTATCGGCGTAGCAGGCGCAGTTCTTACGCCGTTGGTTCCGACCATTCTGGCGTTATCAGGAGCATTTGCGTTGATTGGCGTTGGGGTTCTTACAATCGGAGCTGGTTTACTTGCGGTCGGTACGGGACTTTCAGCACTCGCTATCGGATTCACAGCGCTGGCAACTGCCGGTGCCGCTGGAGCAACAGCAATCGTAGCAGCACTGACGGTTATCGTTACTGGTATCGCTAGCTTAATTCCGGCTGTCCTTACAAAAGTTGGAGAAGGGCTTATAGCAATCTGCAAAGTTATTGCTGCTGGAGCTCCGGCTATTGGCGAAGCCGTAAAATCAGTAATCTTAACTCTGATTGATGTTTTCGTATCCTGTGTACCACAACTGGCAGACGGAGCTTTGCAATTAGTGGTCGGTGTATTAGAAGCACTTGTTACTTACACGCCTCAAATCGTAGATCTAGCCTTCAAGTTTCTTATTGGAATTTTAGAGGGTATTGCTAGTAATCTGCCATCACTGATTAAAGCTGGAATCGATGTCCTTATGGCATTCTTTGCTGGTATTGTCGATGCGTTAAGCGGAATCGATACTGGGGCTTTACTGAAAGGAATTACTGGAATCGGTCTGTTATCGGCTATTATGCTTGCTCTTAGTGCAACAGCGGCGCTTGTTCCTGGTGCCATGGTTGGAATTCTTGGAATGGGAGCAGTTGTCGCTGAAATGGCATTGGTGCTTGCAGCTGTCGGGCTCTTGTCGAAACTTCCGGGACTTTCTTGGCTTATTGGAGAAGGTGGAAAGCTTTTACAGGGTATCGGAACAGCAATCGGTCAGTTCGTTGGTGGAATTGTCGGCGGATTTATGAGCGGGGTTTCGAGTCAGTTCCCACAGATTGGGGCCGATTTATCCGCTTTTATGAATAATGTTCAGCCGTTCTTACAAGGAGCAAGTCAGATTCAGCCATCTATGATGGACGGGGTAAAGGCATTAGCCGAGACTGTGCTTATTTTGACGGCGGCTGATATTTTACAGGGATTGACTTCTTGGCTTACAGGAGGTTCGTCTTTGTCTAAGTTCGGAGAGGAACTTGTACCGTTTGGCGAAGCTATGCGAGATTTCTCGCTGGCTATCGGAAACATGGACGGAGAAATCGTGGCAAATGCAGCAACAGCTGGTAAAGCATTAGCTGAAATGGCAGCCACAATTCCAAATACTGGCGGATTAGTGTCGTTCTTCGCAGGAGAAAACGATATGACTGCCTTTGGAAAGCAGCTTGTACCATTCGGCGAAGCTATGAAACAGTTCGGGGACGCAATTACTGGACTCGACTCAAATGCCGTTACAGAAGCGGCGATCGCAGGTAAGGCCATGGCAGAGATGGCAACAACCATTCCGAATTCTGGTGGTGTTGTGGGATTCTTTGCTGGTGAAAACGATATGGGCGAGTTCGGAAAACAACTTGTACCATTCGGTGAAGCCATGAAAGCCTTTGGTGACGCGGTCCGTGGATTGGAAGCAGATGCAATCGTCAATTCTGCAACAGCAGGTAAGGCTTTGGTCGAGCTTGCTGATACGGTTCCGAATACTGGTGGCGTCGTGGCATTCTTTACCGGAAACAACGATGTTGATACTTTCGGCGAGAAACTTGTACCGTTCGGTGAAGCCATGAAGGCATATTCCGAAGCTATTATGGGTTTGGACTCTGCGGCTGTTACGAACTCAGCGACAGCTGGTAAAGCTCTGGTGGAGCTTGCCAATACCATTCCAAATACCGGAGGACTTGTAAGCTGGTTTACCGGCGACAACGATCTTGGTAGTTTCGGTGATAGTCTGGTTCAGTTCGGAAGCGGAGTTAAGAGCTATTCAGATTCTATTTCTGGAATTGATACCGGAATCATGTCAAGTGTAATCACACAGGTGAATCGCCTTGTTGAGATGGCTAAGGGAATGGCTGAGCTAGATACGAGTGGTATGAGCGGTTTCAGTACAGCGCTTACACAACTTGGAAATAACGGAATCGACAGCTTTATTAACGCATTCACAGATGCGAGCGGAAGAGTGACATCCGCCGCGACATCTATGCTGACGACATTCATCAATGCGGCTAATGCTCAGAAAGGCAATCTGACATCTACGTTTACGACTATGATGCAGGCTGTACTTACGACACTTACAAACTACCAAACCCAGTTCAATACGGCTGGTTCTACGTTGATGACGAAATTCATCAGCGGAATTAAATCTCAGGACGGAAATACCAAAACTGCAATTACTAACATTATTAGCGGTTGTGTTACTGCTATTAACAACAAGCAAACCCAGTTCAATACGGCTGGTGCGAACCTCATGATCAAGCTCATTGCTGGAATCAAATCGAAAGATTACGAGACCAGAAATGCGTTTGTAAACATCTTAAGTTCGTGCCTTACAGCTATTGCGAACAAGTATCCGGAATTTCAAAATGCAGGAATGCAGTGCATGATTAAGTTCATTGCTGGCATTAAGGAAAAAGCCGAAGAAGTAAAAACTGCCTTCACCGGGAATCTTAATGCTTCTGTAACGGCTATCCGGGACTACCACGATCAGTTTAAACAGGCTGGTGCTTACCTGGTAGAGGGCTTTGCTGATGGAATCAGTGAGAACACATATCGCGCAGAAGCGAAAGCCAGAGCAATGGCAAGGGCTGCGGCAGAAGCAGCAGAAGACGAATTGGACGAACATTCACCTTCCAGAGTAGGATACCATATCGGTGATTTCTTTGGATTGGGATTCGTCAATGCAATCGGAACCTATGCAGTAAAGGCATACAACGCAAGTGCTGATATGGCTAAATCAGCAAAAACAGGTCTTGGAAACGCAATCGCAAAGGTAAAGGATATGATCGACAACGGCGTTGATACTCAGCCTATGATTCGACCGATTCTGGATCTGTCAGACATTGAAGAGAAGAGCCATCGACTGAATACACTGTTCAGCAGATCACAGGCGTTGACTGTCAGCACAGGAATTGCAGCATCACGTGAGCGGAATCTTCAAAATGAAGATACCAATCCGAATACAGGAAACTCTTACAAATTTGTACAGAATAACTATTCGCCTAAGGCACTGTCGAGAACAGAGATTTATCGGCAGACGAAGAATCAGTTCTCGGCGATGGAAAGGATGGTGGAAACTTGATTCGAGCAGTCACGTTTACAAACTATCTTGGCGATAGTATCCGACTTGATTTGGCGAGACCGGAGGAATCCGGTTTCATCATCAAGACTGTAACTGGCTTGGGGCCGGGAAAAGCGAACATCAATACGACAGAAATCGCTACAAACGATGGAAGCCTGTTCAATTCATCAAGGATGCCGAGCCGAAACATTGTTATTTCTCTTGCATATATGTGGAAGGATTCCATCGAAGACGTAAGACAGCTTTCATACAAGTATTTTCCTATTAAAAAGAAACTCACAATGCTTATCGAAACCGATAACAGGCAGGCGGAGATCGAAGGGTACGTCGAATCAAATGACCCAACAATCTTCAGTAAAGATGAGGGTTCGGATATCTCAATCGTGTGTCCGAATCCTTTCTTTTATTCTGCTGGAAAAGACGGAATCAACACGACTATCTTCTATGGCGTAGAGGCACTGTTTGAGTTTCCTTTCAGTAACGAATCGCTTCAGGACCCGTTGCTGGAAATGGGAGAAATCAAAAACGAAACAGAGCAGGTGGTTGTGTATAATGGCGACGCTGAAATTGGAGTGACTATTACGATTCATGCAATCGGTGAAGCCAGCAATATCACAATCTATAATACCGGTACTCGTGAAGTAATGCGGATCGATACAGATAAATTGGAGAAATTCACTGGCTCTGGAATTATAGCAGGTGACGAAATTATCATCTGCACTGTAAAAGGAAACAAGTCGATTACGCTTCTTAGGAACGGAAAGACTACAAACATCTTGAACTGCTTGGATAAAAATGCAGATTGGTTCCAGCTTGCGAAGGGCGACAACATCTTTGCCTATACAGCTGAGTACGGAAGTACAAATTTACAGTTTAAGATTGAGAACCGTATTGTTTACGAGGGGGTATAAGCACTATGGATGTGACGATTTTAAACACTGACCTGGATGCTGTCTCCATCGTGGATACGTACGAGTCGTTCATCTGGACGGATCGGTATTATGCTTACGGCGACTTTGAACTCTATGAAGCAATGCGAGATGGTCTTTTTGATCACATCAAACAGGACTACTATTTGCAGAGCAAGGAATCTGAGCATGTGATGATCGTAGAAAAAATCCAGATTACTTCCGATACCGAAGACGGTAACCATGTAACGGTTACTGGACGCTCATTAGAATCTATTCTCGATAGGCGAATCGTCTGGGGACAGAAGCTATTAAGCGGAAATCTTCAAAATGGAATTAAAACATTGCTCAACGAGAATGTAATTTCTCCGTCAGACAGTAATCGAAAAATTTCAAACTTTATTTTCAAAGAATCAACCGACTCGGCAATTACAAAGTTGAAACTGGAAGCTCAGTATACAGGCGATAATCTGTACGATGTTATTCAGAAAATTTGCGAGGAGCAGGGTATCGGTTTCAAGATTACGCTGAACGATAAAAAGCAGTTTGTCTTTGAGCTGTATGCCGGTTTCGACAGATCATACGATCAGACAGAGAATCCATACGTTATATTCTCTCCGAAATTTGAGAATATCATCAACAGTAACTATATCGAATCTAAAGCTTCGTTGAAAACCGTGACTTTGGTCGGCGGAGAAGGCGAGGGTGCTGGTCGAAGATACACTACAGTTGGCGGCGGTTCTGGTTTGAATCGTAGGGAACTGTTTACGGATGCTCGTGATATCTCTTCGAATGTTGGAAGTGATGACGCATTGACCGATGCCGAGTATATGGCTCAGTTGCAGCAAAGAGGAAAAGAAAAACTTGCAGAAAATGTGAGCATTACCTCGTTTGAGGGAGAAACAGAAACAACTATCATGTTCCAGTATGGAAAAGATTTCTTTAACGGGGACATTGTACAGATTGCGAACGAATACGGACACGAGACAAAAGCTCGTATTCTTGAAATTGTTCGCTCAGAAGATAAGGACGGCTATTCCGTCTATCCGACTTTTAAGACTATAGAACAGGAAGGAGCGTGATGAAGAAGTGAGTGTAACATTTGGATTTTATAATTCAAAGGAAGGAGATCGGCGCTACGATGCTATTCAGATGTCCAGCATTTTCGATGGAATCATTCAGGACGGAATCTTGCAGCATGTCGGAACTGCAATGGTTGTAAAAGAATCGGAAGCAATGATTATCAACGTTGGTGTCGGACGAGCCTGGTTCAATCACACTTGGACACTGAATGACGCTCTGTTACCGTTAGTAGTTCCACAGTCCGAGATTCTGCTGAACCGATATGATGCAGTTGTACTTGAAGTGGATTCGAGAGAGGCCGTCAGAGCAAATGACATCAAAATCATTAAAGGAACCCCAGCATCGAATCCGACGAAACCTACGATGGTGAAGACAAATGATCGCTGGCAATATCCACTGGCGTATATTTATGTCGGCGCCGGAGTCACTTCTATTCGACAGGCAAACATCACGAACTGTGTTGGAACTTCAGAGTGTCCATTCGTAACGGCTCCATTAGACAAGGTTGAAATCGATGATTTGATTGCCCAATGGCAGGACCAGTGGAAAGAGTTCTACGAAAAGCAGACTACTGATATGGAAGAAACAAATAAGTTTTGGAAAGAGCAGTGGTCTACCTGGTTCCTGGCACAGACCGAGGAGATTCAGTCAGCATATTTGGCATGGGAAGCTCAGTGGAACCTTTGGTACTCGGAGCACACAGCAGATATGGAAGCCACAAGTACCTATTGGAAAGAAAAATGGGAGGCGTGGTTCAACGAATACACAAGCACCAATACTGCTGAAATGGCTGACTGGAAAAAGAAATCAGAAACAGAATTTCGTGATTGGTTTGAGCAGTTACAGGCACTGCTGGACAGCAATACGGCAGCGAGTCTTGCGAAAAAACTTCTGGAATTACAGAAACAGGTAGATATTCTTAATCAGTTCAGTTCCAACCTTGAAAACGAATACACGGTATATCAGAAGCTTTACGACAATGGATACCGTACTTATGGAGACGTGCTCGATTCTTCAGATGCATCCCTTACTGACAGCAATTTGGATACGGTCATTGGACGTACATATTCCAGTGATCTTCTCCGTGACAGCAATGGCGATGTTATTGAAGGTCGAGCTATTTTTGTCATCAAATAAAGGAGGATTCATTAAATGAAAATCACAGACTACGAAAAGGTCCAGGCATTAGCGGCAAGTAATATTTTTCTGCTTGACGGACCTAACGGAACAAAGACCATCGCAGCAGATGCTTTAGCAAAAGCGTTAATCGGTCTTTTAAGTTCCAAAGATTTTATCGGAGGAGTAAATCTTTCCGAGCTTACACAGGTGAATGCATTAGTATCAGGCAACAAACTTCTTGTTGGGACTACGGAAGGAAACAAGGCTATCGCTGCTGAAGATGCGCTCTTTGCTATGCTGGACAGCTTTGCTCCAGTAGAGCTTCGCCGAGTTCTTTTCAGAGGTAAGAATCTTGGAACCGCTCTGACAGCGGCACAGAAAGCTGTCATTAAGGATGGTTCTTTTAAAGGAATGTTCCTTGGTGATTACTGGGTTATCGGAGGCCGTACCTGGCGTATCGTCGATATGGATTACTGGTACAACTGCGGTGACACTGCGTTTACCAGCCATCATCTTGTGATCATGCCGGACGAAGCGCTTTACAATGCACAGATGAACACCACCAATGTTACAACTGGTGGATATGTTGGTTCTGAGATGTATAAAAAGAACTTGGCGAACGCAAAGACAATCGTCAATGCGGCTTTCCAGGGTTCTGTTCTTACTCACAGAGAACATCTGTGCAATGCGGTTGCCAACGGAAAGCAGTCTGGCGGAGCTTGGTTCGATTCGAGTATTGAACTTCCGAGCGAAATTATGATGTACGGTCATATTCATTTCGGCGGTACCTCTGACGGAAATGCCATTCCGAATATTTACACCCCTAGCAAAACTCAGCTGGCACTGTTTATGGTATGCCCGAGATTTATTACAGACAGATCCCATGTGCAGTGGTTAAGAGACGTCGTTTCTTCGGCTTGCTTTGCCAATGTGAGCAGCCATGGCGATACGGGCGACGCCAACGCTTCGGGCTCTAGTGGAGTTCGTCCGGTCTTCCCGGTTGGTTAATTAAAATCGCGGGGCCTTGTGCCCCGTTTATATTTTTGAAAGGAGCTTCTAATCATGGAAGAAAAAATCTATAAAATTACCCTCGGTGATGGAACGGAGATTTCCAATCTTAAGTTGAACGGAAACAATTTCATTTCCACAGAAAAGATCGAGGAATCCGTATTTGCAGATAACTGCTCTCCGGTTACTATCAGCGACGGAACAACTGAGACTGTTCATCCAAACATGGAACTTGTTCAGATCGTTGAGCAGGTTCCCGGGGAATACTGGTTTGTCCTTAGAGATATTTCTGAGGAGGAGTTTGCCAGAACCAAAATGCAGTCTGACATCGCCTACATTGCGATGATGTCCAATGTAGAGCTTTAAAAGGAGGATCACCATGGAACATAGCAAGAATTACAGTAAAGTAAAGCTTTGGTACAGCATGAAAATGTGGAATGAGACCAGAGTTCGTAATGCGGTTAAGATGGGGTGGATTACTAAAGAGGAGTTCTCCGAGATCACCGGAAAAGATTACGAATGAGCGTTCTGTTAGGCGACAGGAAAGAGTCAAAATTCGAAGCGATTACGTACTCGATTGAATTGCATGATATGTTGCTATCTCTTATGCAAAGAAGTTTTGGTGTTAAGGAGGTTGATGATTTTGTTCGGAAAGCCTATGCATATGGGGATATTTCTGAAGAAACTTTCTCCGTATATAGGGAAATCATGAACAGCTTCAAGAAAAGAGTTAGTCAGCACGCCTCATTAGTAACAAGTAATGTGAGAGCGGCAAATACTATTTATCCTACAACACTTCACGAGTATGAAATAAGGAGAGATTACCAGAACGCGGCCATTGTACATTGTGAACTGCTTATAGACGATTTACAGAGGGTTGCTGAAAGATTCAATGTAGATTTGAATTTGTACAGCCCGCATATTAAAGCTATCGACCGAGAAATCGGATTGATAAAAAGGTGGCGTCAAAGAGACATGGCGATTAAGTCGCGGTTAGAAAAGGGTAACGTCTAAAAATTTGCGTCGTTTCTTCGGCTTACTTTGCCAATGTGAACAACAATGGCAATACGAACTACAACAACGCTTCGAACTCTAATGGAGTTCGTCCGGATTCTTCGATTAACCAACGAAGAAGGAGATGCTATCCGTTCCGTAAGGATAAATAATAAAGCCTAATACAATTTACTACGGTAAGTATTGTTATAACGGTGAATAGGTTATGAACTACGAGGAGATTGTCTGTGACGCCAACAACTTGTATAGGGCTTATAAGGTTTCTGTGAAAAGCAGCAAATGGAAAGAGTCGACGCAAAGATTCATGATGAATTTCCTTAGATACATATTTGAAATCCAGGATGATCTTATCAACCGGACACTTCAAAATGGACCAACACAGGAATTTGAGCTGCATGAAAGAGGCCGAATAAGACCTATTACAAGTATTCAGATCCGTGATCGTATTGTTCGACATACCCTGTGCGATGAAGTTTTACTTCCAGAAGTGAAGAAACACATCATCTACGACAACTGTGCGTCTATCAAAGGACGTGGCATATCACAGCAAAGAAAGCGATTCGAAATCCATCTTCACAAGTATTACCAGCTGTACGGAAATGATGGCTGGATTCTATTCGGTGATTTTTCAAAATTTTATGACAACATCATTCACGAGATTGCGAAACGAGAATTACTGAAATTATTTGACGATGATGAGTTTATTGATTGGCTTTTAACCCTTATATTTAAAGGCTTCCAGATTGATGTCTCATATATGTCCGACGAGGAATACGAGACCTGTATGACAGATACTTTCAATAAATTGGAGTATCGAAATATTCCAAAGGACAAGCTTACTGGCGAAAAATGGATGGAAAAGTCCGTCAATATCGGAGATCAGTTATCACAAGTTATTGGGATTTACTATCCGCATCCCATTGACAATTATGTTAAGTATGTGCGTCAGCAGAAATTTTATGGAAGGTATATGGATGATTGGTACATCATGAATCCTAGTAAAGAAGAGCTTGAAGACTTGCTCGAAAACATCTGTAAAATTGCAGCTGAATTGGGAATCCATATCAATCGTAAGAAAACCAGAATTGTTAAGATTTCGAGCAAATACAAATTCCTGCAAATCAAGTACACACTTACGGATACCGGTAAAGTCATAAAACGAATAAATCCGGATCGAGTTACCGCCATGCGCAGAAAACTCAAGAAACTTGCTGTTAAGGTTAGAAATGAAGAGGCGGATTACGACAATGTCGAGAATATGTTTCGCGGTTGGATGGGAGGACATTACAAACTCTTATCCAGAGAACAACGAAAGAATTTAATACAGCTTTACGAAGACCTATTTAGTAAGGAAATCGCAATAGTCAACAAGAAGCTGATTGTTTCTGATAGGTCTGCATGATTGCACATAAAGAAGGAGGAAAACGATGGAACCATGGTTTCAGGTTGTACTTACGATCTTTAGCTCAGTTCTTGCATCTTCTGGGCTGTGGGCCTATTTGCAAAAGAAAAGCGAGCAAAAAGATGTTAAAACAGAGATGCTTATTGGATTGGCACATGACAGGATCATGTATCTTGGAATGTCGTATATTGATCGTGGGTGTGTAACCCAGGATGAATATGAAAATCTGAGGGTATATCTCTATGAACCCTACGAACGTATGGGCGGGAACGGTTCAGCGAAGCGAATTATGCAGGAGGTGGACAAACTCCCGATTCATAAATTTATAGAGAAGGAGGAAGAGCACAATGAACATGAGTAACAAGACATATGATATCCTTAAGTGGATTGCTATGTATCTGCTTCCGGCTGCTGGTACATTATACTTTGCACTGGCTGGAATCTGGAGTCTCCCGTATGGAGAGCAGGTGGTCGGAACCATCACTGCGGTTGATACTTTCCTTGGTGTTATCCTTGGAATCAGTACATCCCAGTACAACAAGACTGCTGATAAAGAAAAATAATAAAAGTGTCATGGAGGACTAAACATTATGGCAAATCTGAATGTAAACAAAGTCATTTACGGGGGGGATGTCCTTATCGATCTTACTGGCGATTCCGTCAGTGCAGATAAGATCCTCAAAGGTATTACTGCTCACGATAAGAGCGGTGCAAAGATCACAGGTACCTGTACTTTCGACAGCGATACTTCCGAGGATACTGCGGCTGTCGCAGAGATTCTCGTAGGAAAGACTGCGCACGCCCGTGGAAGTAAGCTTACAGGTACTATGAAGAACAACGGTGCGGTTAAAGGTGTCATCTCAACCGTTGCTGGAGAATATACAGTACCGCAAGGTTATCATGATGGCTCTGGTAAGGTGTCTATTGATGCCACCGAACAGGCAAAGCTTATTGCCACTAACATTCGTGAGGGTGTGACGATTCTTGGCGTTGAGGGTGCTATGTCTGGTTCTGAGGATATGAAGCCGCAGAGCAAGGAAGTAACACCATCCAAAGAAGCTCAGACGATCATGCCAGATGAAGAGTACAACTGCTTATCTCAGGTTACAGTTAAGGCAATCCCGTATGTAGAAACCGACAACTCTGCCGGAGGGAAGACCGTTACGATCGGATAAGGAGGTTTTGTCAAATGGCTGCGAATAAAGTCGTATTCGGCAATAAAGTTTTGATCGACCTTACCGGCGATACTGTTACGGAAGAAGCTTTGTTGAAGGGTTATACCGCACACAAAGCAGATGGTACAATTATTACCGGAACGGCTTTCGCAGGATATCCTAATGAGTTCGTGTTCTTGGATAATATTGAGGACTCAAGTGGAAACCCAATCAAAGACAGTTCCGGTAAAACAATTCAGGGACAAACCATCTATCGCAAAGCCCGCAATTCGGTTCTTTTGGATTCTATGGGCGATGTAATTGAAGAAGGGTGATTATTGGAAGAGGGCGTGCTAAGAACATTCCCTCTTCTTTTTTTTTCAGTATGCGGGTTACGACTGAAGCGTTTATTCTTTTCTCAAACCTAGAATAGATTTGGAGGAAGATTTATGAATAAAACATTCAATCGAAATGACCCAGATGTTATTGCTGTAGATATAGAAAAATTGTCTGCCATATTATCTTGTGGATGTGCAACTGCTCGAAAGATAGGAGAGCAAGCAGAAGCAAGGATTTTCATAGGTCGGCGAGTTCTATATTCGGTTAATAAAGTTCAGAAATATTTGGACTCTATTGCTGAATAAACGATGGATATTAGGAATAATATTTGATATAATATGGATGATGAAATTTGTCGAATTGTTCCTAATAACTTACAAGGTGAGACTTATGGAGGAACAATTATGGCAGCAACAAGCAGAAAAGATTCAAAAGGAAGAAAATTACACACAGGAGAATCACAAAGAAAGGATGGAATCTATCTTTATAGGTATACAGACACATACACTGGTAAAAGAACATCTGTATATGCGAATGATTTACCAGAATTGAGACGTAAAGAGAAAGCCATAGCAAAAGACATTGATGATAATATTCTTACGGATGCTTCAACAAAGAATCTAACCTTAAACACTCTGTTTGAAAGGTATCTTGGTATCATTGTCATTGATGATGGGACAAAAATCAATTATCAAAATATGTGGAACATCCATGTTCGAGATACGATAGGAAATATCAAGGTTGTTAATTTGCGAGCATCCCATATTATGAGTTTATATTCTGGTATGTCGAATGATAAGTACGCACATAACACAATAAAGTACATACATCTGATGATATTTCCAGCATTGGAGATGGCGGTAGACGATGACATTATTCGTAAAAACCCTGCAAAAAATGCTTTGTCATCAGAATATGGAGAAGAGTCAAAGAAAAAAGAAGCATTAGATCTATCAGAACAGGAAAGACTTTTAAATTTCATGAACGGGAGCAATATATATAGAAAGTACATTCCGCTGATAACGATAATGTCTGAGACGGCTCTTAGGTGCGGAGAACTGATCGGGATAACATTTAATGATATTGATTTCAAAAACAAAGAATTGTGTATCGATCATCAGCTGACATATAAGAACTATAAGGATGGGAATGGCTGCATGTTTCGTATTAAAAAGCCTAAAACAAAAGCAGGAATACGAACAATACCACTAACAGACAGGGCGTGCGATGCTTTCCGCGAACAAAGGAAGCAGAATTTTCAAGCTGGCATATTTTGTACGTTCGAAATCGAAGGTGTAACCGATTTCGTCTTTCTTACCAAAAATGGAAGACCAATGATGCCGAGTGCTTTGAATAACGTACTATATAATATTGTAAGGAATTATAATTCTTGTACGGACGGAACGCAGACCATAGAACAGTTTTCATCTCATGTCATGCGTCATACCGGATGTACCAATATGGCGAGAGCAGGCATCAATGTAAAAGCAACTCAATACGTCATGGGACATGCTCATAGTGATGTGACAATGGATGTGTATAATCACCTGAATAATAAGACAGATGTCAAACTTGAGTTTTCAAAGTTCGAAAAAAATGGTACAAAAATGGTACAATAGACGTAAAAATAAGATTTCACAAAAAGTTCATAAACCCTGCAACCCTTGATTTTACTGGGGTTGCAAATATTTTAATAAAAATTTTAGCACTCAACTCTTGAAATAGCTATTCGGAGTTCGACAAGTTTTATCAAGCTTCAAACCGTTGATTTTACTGGATTTTTTGAAACCGATTATTTCGTCTGAAGTCATCTGAAAACGTCTTTATATTCAAAAATGGTACAGTAAATGGTACAGTAGAACATTGCTTATAATTTTACGCCTAGTCATCTGGGCGTATTTTTATGTCTACAAAAATATTGAATTGTTACCGATGTTCATATATCCTAAAGAAAACGTGTAAAGGAATTTTCTATATGACTGTCGGTAATTGTTTGATGTGCGGGGACAAACTTAAATATTATGATAGTGTTCGTAGAATTGTACGTACTAAGAGTCGAAAAAGCAGATGGATCATAGTACCACGGTATCAATGCATTGGTTGCAGATGTATTCGGAGATATTTGCCGGATTATATTTACCCATACAAACAATATGAATCCGAAATTATAGACGGGGTTATCGAAGGCTTAATAACCTGCAATACCATTGGTTTTGAAGATTATCCTTGTGAAGTAACGATGATGCGATGGCGAACGCAAAATATACAACTCCCTTTATGAAATGAATACATATTTTATGGAGGTACAGTATGAGTAGCGAAGAACAAAGACTGGAGAGTAAAATTCTTTATTTCGAGGACATGATGTTCAGATATAAAGGATATGAATACCAGAAAGTTGAAACTATCAGAAAAGAAATATCTGACATGCGTATTCAACTACAGAGAATTAGATTTAAAAACATGAGAAAGAGTCGCTAACAACGGCTCTTTTCTTTTTTTTTACATATATCCACCGAGGTTGTTTTTACCATTAACAATTTCTAACCTAGAATAGAATTCGCAAGGAGGAAATACATTATGGCAACTACAATCAGACCGGAATTATCCGAAAAAAATCCTTATTGGATTGAAAAGCATCGCTACTACGAATTAAAACACTTCTGTCTTCAATATCCTATTTGGAGAAAAGCTTATGTATCACTCAATGGTTTTAATGGCAAACCAATCGACTGGGCAATGTTCATAGTAACGAGTACACTTGGCGATCCGACAGCGAAAGTTGGAATAGCACGAGCATATTATTCAGAACGCACTGACATGATTGAAAGGGTGGCTGAGCAGACAGATCAACAATTAGCCCCATATATTTTAAAAGCAGTCACGGAAGGCTGGTCCTATGATATTTTGAAAGTTAGATTAGGGATACCGTGTTGCAAAGATACCTATTACGAATTGTACAGACGATTCTTTTGGCTGCTGAATCGAGAAAGGAAATAATACGCATATTTTACAATCGCTTTTATGGAAACTATAACAACTGTTTGAAAGGGGATAAGTATGCAGAAATTTAAGGATGTTATGGTATTTGTGTTAGCGGTGGTATTAGCTTTTGAAACAGGAGTATTAACTGTTGTATGGAGTTTTTTGACAGCGTTTGCCAATATCAAAGAATCTAACAAGCCTGAAAGAAGCCGAGTAAGTTACAGAAGTTATTATGAAAACAAAGATTGAGTCCTAACAAGGACTCTTTCTTTTTATCCTAGATTAGAAAACAGGACGGAGGTTACCGAAAAACATGCTAATTTGATATTTGAAAAATTGCCGGATGGTGATTTTCAGAAAACTTTTTGAAAGGAGGAAACCATGAGTTTGATAATCGTATTACTGATCGGTGTTGTTATCGGAACGCTTGTATCGCGATTTATATTCAGAGAAAAGCCAGTTGGTTCGCTTAGGGTCGATGAATCAGATCCAGATAGCGGACCTTATTTATTTCTCGAGTTGGATCGTTCCGGTGCGGATGCAATTTATAAACAGCGTTACGTACGGCTGCGAGTAGAGCTGAAAAACTATATTTCGCATAAATAACACTCTCTATTATGGAATGAACTTAATAATTATTTGAAAGGAGAACAAAATGGAAGAAAAAAACATCGAAGAATTATTAAATGAGGAGATTGCAGCGCAGATTGAGGCTTTATCTGGTTTGCAGTCCGGAACCAAAGAGAAATCAACAGCGATTGATGATCTGACGAAGCTTTACAAGCTGAGAATCGAAGAGAACAAGAGCGTGTGGGATGCTGACGAGAAATACAATCGGCGTATTATGGACGGAGAGTCCGTTACAAAAGATAGTGACTTCAAAGAGCGGCAGATCGCAGAGCAGGTTAAGGATCGATATTTCAGAGTTGGCATTGCAGCAGCAGAATTATTGATTCCGTTGATGTGCTATGGTATCTGGATGAATAAAGGATTTAAGTTTGAAGAAACTGGAACCTTCACATCTTCAACATTCAAAGGGTTAATCAACCGTTTTAGACCTACAAAGAAATAGAGGGGAAATTCTGAAACGTTGGGGACGTGTGTGACGCATGTCCTCTTCGTTTTTCTACGTGCATTTTACAATCTCTATTATGGAAAGGAGAGTTTTAAATATGAGTAAAATCTATATCGAAGTTCCTAAGACAACAGACATGATAACAGCAAGTGTACCATGTGGAAAGGAGGAAGATTATTTATGGCAGTTTACAGTCATGTTTGAAGAGAGTGATTACTTGCAAAAACGAATCGTAACCATTATGGATAATAACTGTGATGACGGTGGAGAACCATCGATTCAAAGTCAAATTGTAAAGAATGGAAACGACAGAAAAACAAGGTTCGAGTATCATATCGATCAATCAGATTTAAAAGCTGATATAGTAATTGACGTATTCTTCTGCAAAGAGAATCGAATTGTTATCGTAGAATGGTAATGGAGCTTTTGGAGATGTGATTTATTTGCATCTCCTTTTCATTTTTGCGTGAAAAATACATGGCTCTTTATGAGAGAATAAAGCTTTATCTCTTGAACAGATTAACTATGGTCGTTATACTTAATATACGAGTGTGACGATCGTACAATTTGAAAGGAGATTTTAGCATGAGTATTTTTAACGAAAAGCAGATTAAGGCAATGACGAGCGGAAGATATATTTGCTCTGAGTGTGGGAGTGTAATGGAGTTTGAAGACGAGTGGGAGGATACCTTGGTGTGTCCACACTGTGGTCACAGCATTGATTTAGATGAGTATGGCTGTGAAGGGGACGAAAAGTACGAAAACGTATACCCAACCAGAGAAGACGTCTTAGGCGTTGCCGATGAAGACAAATAAGTTTGAATATTAGCTAAAACGAGAGGGGTCTTAGAGAAATCTAAGGCTCTTTTCTTTTTGCTATGAGGAGATATAAATGCGGTACCATTATCAAAAGCCAGACATCTATTTGTCGATGTACGGCGAACTTTATATTTGCAATCATCCTGTGTATGATCGTTGCACCCTATTTATGATAGGGAATAAAGGTCTCGCAGTGATTCAGCAGCGATTTAGTGCAGATACAAAAAGTACATATTGGACCGAGGTTGATTCGTGGCTGACTGACTCTTTGTATTTACATCCAAAATTCAAGGAATATTTTGATAGCCGCTCCGGGGAGTGTACGGACGGACTATATCCGACGGTCACTATAAGACAAATAATGTGGGCATTAAAAATGAAGCCAATACAGCGTCAACGATGGGAAACATGTTTCGATAGACGTGAGATTTGAACGCACTTTTTACAAAGACTTTTATGGAAAAGGAACTAAATAATTTCATATAAAGGAGAACGAAAAATGATTGAAACTTATGTATCTATCGGAAAAGTAACTGATTATGCGATTGGTGTTCTTAAGTATTTCGCCACGGCAAGTTCGATTTTACTGATTAGTATTATCGGAGCTTTGATGGCGTGGATATTTTTGAGTGCGGTCGGTATGATCGTTGCCATCTTAGGTATAATAGTAGCAACTATTGTGCTGACCTTGGGGATTTATGAGTTACATATCCAAAAGAGACGGAGACGCTAACAACGTCTCTTCTTTTTCGCCAAAATAACAGTTCCTTTTATGAAAAACCGAAGCTTTGAAAGGAGTAAAAGGAGCATGGACGAAATGAGAATAGTATCGAAATTCACGAGGGGAATTATTTCTAAAGCAATAAAGATGGTAATACGCAAGAAAACTGGATACAACATTGATATTCAGTTGAACGAGGCTATCACCACTATAAGTGATGGAAAGACTCATCTTCATCTGGATGTAGATGCAGAACTCGATAAAGACGAGCTGATGAGCATCTTAAAGAGCATTGGTTTAAATTAACCGAGAGGGGCGAATACAACGCCTCTTTCCTTTTACTTCGCAAAATTTACAAGGCATATTATGAGAGACAGTAGCTCAGTGGGAGAGCGCGAGACGATTAAAGTCCCGAAGTCGATGGTTCGAGTCCATCCTGTTTTTCTTTTATTTTTGCAGAAAGGAGAGAGCGGATGTCTATCGAACAACTTGACTTATTATTATGCGATACGTATCAGATGGATGCGTGGTTTCCATTCGGTTGGAAATGGAAGAAAGAGCTTGAAAAATCGAGCTATTCGGTATGGGCTATTGATGAGTTGGAAAGATACATCGTCGGTAGACTTTATCAAAAAAAATCTGGAACGGTTGAAGATTTCATCATATTTGTTGGTGATTTCCGGCGAATGATGAATCAGTTTTCAAAAATCAATCCGGATAACAATTTTATGTTTTCAGTAGCAGTGGACATATCCACAGATGTCCTGGATTTATTACATGCTATGAAATAAAAACGAAAGGAGAACATGATGAAGAAACCAAATCTTCAAAGACTCGCTCAGAGGTCAAAAATCTATCTGAGAAAAGCATCACCGACAATATTGTCTGGACTTGGTGCAGCTGGTGTTATTGTAACATCAGTATTGGCTGTACGCGCGACACCGAAAGCTCTTCGTAAAATTAGAGCCGACAGCAAAGTAAATCACGATGGTGATCCGGAGGCTTATAGCAAGCTCGAAGCGGTTAGATCGGCATGGGTCTGCTATATTCCGGCAGCAATCAGCGGAACCGCAACTATATTTTGTATATTTGGAGCGAATGTGCTGAGCAAACATCAACAGGCAGCACTAACCAGTGCTTATGCATTATTGAATGATTCCTATAACAATTATAAGGATAAATTAAAGGAATTGTACGGTGAAGAAGCTCATCAGAAAATTATTGATGCTATTGCAGCGGAAAAGGCTAAGGATGTATATATTACCGCTGATGGAATTTGTGAATCAACTTCGCTATCTTTTGATGAGCGCAACCCAGATGATATGCGTCTGTTTTATGATGCTTTTTCAAGAAGATACTTTGAGAGTACGATTGCTCAGGTGTTAGAAGCTGAGTATCACTTGAATAGGAATTTGAGTCTTGGCGGCGATGTCTGTATAAATGACTTCTACAATTTTCTCGGAATAGAGCCTATAGACGGAGGTGATTATCTGAGCTGGTTTTATTTTTATGAAGATGGAATCAGTTGGATAGATTTCAACCATCGAAAAACTGTGTTGGAGGATGGTCTTGAAGTTTATGTAGTGGATATTGTATATACCCCGAGGATGGACGATGAACCATTCGCATAAATTACAAGCCGTATTATGAAAGGAGAGTGTCATCATGAACAATAAAAGCAAATGGATTAAAGCTATTGGAGTAGCAGCGACCGTGATCGGTGTTGGTGTAAACCTTATTACCGATTGGGTTAATGAACAGAAAATGGATGAAAAGATTGAGGAAAAGGTCAATGAAGCACTGGCCCAGAGAGGCAAAGATGAAGCGGAGGAGTCCTAACAAGGCTCTTTCGCTTTTCTTTTGGAGGAAACGGATGGGAGCACCGACTGAAAGAGCTATTTATACGATCAAATATGCCATCGCGACAATGCCGATAAAGCAGCGTGGTTATAACTTTAAGCAGGCAAGTTATATGAGATGGGCCGGACGAGAATTGTTGATGCAACTCAATAAATATCCGCAAATACCGCCATTGATGGTGATCGAATCATTCAGAGATGAATGCGATTCATATTCATGCTTAAATCCTAAAACAAGCTATACCTTTTCTTGTGCGAAAGACATGCTTGAATGGATTATAGACCTGCTGATTTCATAGGTACCAAATTAAATTTATATATTTGAAAGGAGAACGACAATATGTGTACAAGAGAAATGACTTTAGGAGAGGAAATTATCAGCTTAACCGGAAAAGGTGTTGACATTCCAACTGTGGAGAGAATGTATAGAAAATACATTGCTATTATCAGCGACGCCGATACAAAGAAGGTGACAGAAGAACTTTATCACGTTGATGTAAATGCATTATTTCAGACGATTGAAGCCATCTTTGGGAAAGCCTATTCAATTCTTCCGGACGACATTGCTATCGGTGATCAGATTGAGATTCCTTTAGGCGATCTTGGAACCTTTACGGCAACTGTTCAGATGGTAAAAGACGATAAGGTATTATTCCTGTTCGATGATTATATCGTAAAACGCCCGATGAACGAAAACGGAAGCAATGAAGGAGGATATGAGAAATCTGATCTTAAAAAATGGATTGAAAATGATCTGTTTAAAATGTTTCCGAAAGCGTTAAGAAAACACATGACTGGGCTGACTATTCCTACGCTTGGTGAAATCTGCGGATGGGGAGACAACTGGGATAAAGAACATATCGAGCCCGATGGCGATGAGCAGTTACCGCTCATGAAACAGAGAAGAAATCGTGTTGCGTATTATAACAATGAGTGTTCAAGCGGCTGGCTTCGTAATGCTATGAAAAAGGAATTTTCTTCGGCTTACTTTGCCTTTGTGGGCTACGATGGCGGTGCGGACTACTACTACGCTTCGACCTCTTATGGAGTTCGTCCGGAATTCTGGTTGGTTAGATAAATCGCGGGGCCTTGTGCCCCGTTTATATTTTATGGAGGATAAACTAAAATGCAGAAACCGAATTTGACTAAGATTTGTAGAACCGTAAAAGCATCTACGATCAAGCATAGTCCCGAAATTCTCACTGGTGTTGGAATTGCCGGAATGGTAACAACTACAGTAATGGCCGTGCGAGCGACTCCTAAGGCAATCAGACTGTTAGAGGACGAAAAACATCGTCAGAACACAGATAAGCTGGAGCCGATTGATGCTGTTAAAGCGACTTGGAAATGTTATATTCCTGCGGCTGTAACAGGAACAGTGTCAGTTGCTTGCCTCATTGGGGCAAGTTCCGTAAATGCTCGAAGAAACGCAGCACTGACAGCAGCATATACACTTTCTGAATCAACATTGAGAGATTATCAGAAAAAGGTAGTTGAAACCATTGGTGAGAAGAAGGAACAGACGATTAGAGATGAGGTTGCTAAAGAACGTCTGAAAAGAGAACCCGTTGAGAATAAAGAAGTAATCATAACTGCAAAAGGTGACACTTTATGTTTCGATGCTGTGTCAGGTCGATATTTCAAATCTGATATTGATAAGCTGAAGAAAGCCGAGAATGAATTAAATCGGCAGATGAGGGATGAGATGTATATTTCCCTTAATGATTTTTATTATGCGATTGGACTGGAGCCGATTAAGCTTGGCGATGATCTTGGATGGAATATTGACAATGGCTATATTGATCTGAGATTTAGTTCTCAGCTGGCTTCAGACGACACGCCTTGTCTTGTAATCGATTACGGATATGGACCCAGATACGATTTCCGTAATTTAATGTAACGGTTCGCAAAATTTACAAACACTATTATGGAAGAACCACATATTTCAAATCTGAAAGGAGAACATATTATGGAGAACAACAACGAAATCATGAACAACAACGAAGAGGTTATTGAAACAGCTACAGAGGAAATCGTAAAAGCGACTTCTAACGGCGGTATGAAGAAGGCAACAACTATCGGATTGGCTATGATTGCAGGTGCATTAACCTACAAATTTGTAGTCGTTCCGGCAGCAGCAAAATTCAAAAACTGGCGTGAGAATCGTAAAACGGTTGTAAATCAGCAGCAGGACGATGCAATCGACGGAGAGTTCAGAGAAGTCGATGAGGAAACCGAGGATGATTCTTTATAAGAATTGAATCGATGATTCAGACAGAGGGAGAGTACCTATAACAGGGTGCTTTCCCTTTTGCTTTTTAAGGGAGGTGTCCTATGAATCGGTACATGTACGATGGTCCAGTTATGGAATTTAATATCTGCGTTGCAAATAGATGGCAGGGTTCTACATACGCTGCATCCGAACAGAAAGCCAGAAGTAATTTGGCATATCAATTTAAGAAGAAAACAAACCGTATTCCAAGTACGAGGATTACCCTCCCTGGAAAAGTGGTAACGGTTAACTGAAAGGAGAATTAGAGATGGATGAATACAAATCCAATTCCCACAAATCACGCCAGAATCAGAACGACGATATTCCGGAAAAGAAAGTGGAAAAAGTTGTCAGTGGTTCTGTGAAATCAAAGAAAAAGAACGGTCTTCAGAAGATTACAAATGTATTTGTTCCCGAAGATGTTGATGATGTAAAAAGCTATATTTTCGAGGACATTGTAGTGCCGGCGGTTAAGGATATTATCTTGGACGCTGTACGAGCATTCCTTGGTGTAAATGGAACTTCGAGAGGGCGATCTTCTACATCATCCAAAATTTCGTACCGTAAGTATTACGATGATCGGGATCGCAGAGATTCGGCACCGACCAGAACAAGAACTGGGTACGATTATGACGATATTATTCTGGAAACACGTGGGGAAGCGGAAGACGTTCTTGAAAGAATGGAAGAGCTGATTGACATGTATCAGCTGGTTAGCGTTGCTGACTTTTATGATTTAGTCGGCGTTTCTGGAAATTATACAGACAATAAATATGGATGGACAAACGTTCGGAACGCATCTGTAGTCCGTGTGAGAGACGGATATATGATCAAACTTCCGAAAGCTTTACCATTAAATTAGGAGGATATTATGTACGAATCAGATGATAAAATGGTGTCTCATCCGAGCCATTATCAGTCAGAAACAGGTTTGGAAGTAATCGATGTTATTGAGGCATTCACTTTCGATTTAAAAGGTATCGAAGCAACCGATACTGGTAACATTATCAAGTATGCGTGCCGCTGGAAAAATAAAAACGGCATTCAGGATTTGAAAAAGATCATGTGGTACACACAGCACTTGATCGATCATTTAGAAAAAATCAAAGAGGAGAATAACTGATATGAAGAAAGAAGAAATCATGAAGAACGTTTCCACGACCTTCAGCAAAGTAAGTGTGAAACTTAAGAAGCATAGCCCAGAGATTCTGGTAGTGGCCGGTGTTGTTGGCACTGTTGCAAGTGCTGTTATGGCTTGCCATGCAACAACTAAGTTGGACAGCGTATTGGAGAAGTCCAAGAAAGATGTTGATGCTATCCATAAATGTGCTGAAAATGAGGAACTGGCAGCTGAGTATTCTAAGGACGACGCAAAGAAAGATCTGGCTATCGTTTATGTACAGGCTGGTGTAAAAGTCGCTAAGCTCTATGCTCCTGCTGTTGCTCTTGGAACCTTATCCATCGCAAGTATTGTTGCGTCTCACGATATTCTCAAGAAGAGAAATGTAGCGTTGGCAGCGGCATATGCGACTGTGGATAAAACTTTCAAGGAATACAGAAATCGAGTCGTTGAGCGCTTTGGTGCGGAGGTTGATAAAGAGATTCGTTACAACATCAAAGCAAAGAAATTCGAGGAAACCGTAACTGATCCGGACAGTGGTAAAGAGAAAAAAGTGAAGTCTACTGTTAATGTCGCAGCAACTGATGTAAATGGCTACGCACGTTTCTTTGACGAGTCTTGTGAGGCTTACGAAACCAATATGGATTACAATCTTATGTATCTTCGTTCTCAGCAGGCTTTGGCAAATGACAAACTTAAAGCTGATGGATATTTATTCCTGAGCGATGTGTACGAGCAGCTCGGTATTAAGCGGACAAAGATGAGCCAGACTGTTGGTTGGATTTATAAACCTGAAGGTAACGACAACGGTGACAACTTTGTCGATTTCGGTATTCTGGAAACCAATCGTGAGACTGAAGATGGTGGTTATGAAAAGGCTATTCTCATGGAGTTTAATGTGGATGGACCGATTCTTGATCTGATCTAATTTTATAAGGAGGGCATATATGCGAAGTTATATTCGTGCAATGCTCCTTCCTACTCTTTGTGTATTTATGATTATTTGTAGCGGATTCGTCTGCTCAGCAGAATCTGTGAATCGTTATGAATATATCGAAATACAGCCGACTTTAAAAGCTGAACCCATCGAACCTATTGTAATTATTTCTGAGCAACCCTTAGAGGAAACGGTGTCGGCAGTTGAAATCGAAGAGTACGTGGAGGATACACTATTACCACGGGAAGACATTGAGCTGATTGCTCTTGTTACCATGGCAGAAGCTGAGGGGGAGTGTGAGGAAGGGAAGCGATTGGTGATCGACACCATATTGAATCGGGTTGATTCTGTATATTTTCCGGATAATGTACACGACGTTGTGTATCAGAAGCATCAATTTTCTTCTATGTGGAATGGAAGAATTGATAAATGCATTGTGGATGAGGATATTTGTCAGTTGGTTGAAGAAGAACGCAAATCAAGAACAAATTCTAATACGATATTTTTCACAGCTGGTGGATACGGGAAATATGGAACCCCGATGTTTCGGTTAGGAAATCATTATTTTTCAAGTTATGAATAAAGAAAGGAGTCCTGAACTATGACAGGTTTTATGGGATTAACGTTTTCAGCGTTTGCTGGTATTTGCTTTGTTGGTGGTCTCGCCGTTCTTATGGGCGGAAAGGAGCATCATTGATGGATGGCATCGGAAATTTTATATCCATGATGGATTACATATTGGATACGAAAAGAAAAAGACATATTACTGGAGGCATTCTACTGAGTGCCTCTTTACTTTTTGGTGGGTTGGCACTCACCGTTATGACAATACAGAACGAGGAGGATGAGGATGAGTAATAGATCTCTGTTTTCTTTAGGATTTATCATTGGTGCAGCCTCTGGTGCAACAGTAGCATGGCATCTTCTGAAGGATAAATACGAAACACTTGCTCAGGAGGAAATTGATTCTGTAAAAGAAGTATTTGCTAGACGTGAGCAGGAAATGAAAGATGAAACTGTAAAGAGGAATGTGGCAGAGGGAATCAAGGATTCTGATCGAACAAAACCGGATCTCAAAGAATATGCTGAACAGCTTAAAAAGAACGGATATACAAGATATTCCGATCTGAGTGCCGATGATGAGGGTGTATCTGATAAGCAGACGAAACCGTATGTGATTCCTCCAGAGCAGTTCGGAGACGATGAAAATTATGATCAGATTAGTCTTACTTATTACGCAGATGGCGTTTTGGCAGACGAAAATGATGAAGTAATCGATGATGTAGAAGAAACTGTTGGAATTGAATCTTTGAATCATTTCGGAGAATATGAGGACGACTCTGTATTTGTTAGAAACGATACAAGAAAGTGCGATTATGAGATTCTCCTTGATCAGAGAACATATTCTGAGGTTGCGGAAGAGATGCCGCATCGGATGGAGGTATGATGACACGGGATGAGCTGAACAATGCGTACTTTGAGTGGATGTATCAGCTCGTTTGCGATGATGAGTATTCGAAAGGTTTATCGTATCGAAAGCTTTTATATTTGCTTCACGATACAGATTTCACGTATACGATTGCTATGGATAGTAATCGCTATGAAGATGGAATTGATCTTCGATACAGATTCGGGAACGAGCATGGATATCCGGATAGTATGATTGCAAGATATTTGGACAATCGTCCGTGCAGTGTTTTAGAAATGATTATTGCCCTTGCTATACGCTTAGAAGAGCACATCATGGATGATCCGGACATCGGAAACAGAACCGGCCAGTGGTTTTGGGACATGATTGTGAGTCTTGGATTAGGCTCTATGAATGATTCCAAATTTGACAAAGGTTATGTAATCGATGTACTTCGGCGATTCCTTAATCGTGACTACGGACGAGATGGCAAGGGTGGTTTATTTACAATAGAACATTGTAGATATGATATGCGTGATATCGAGATTTGGTATCAGGCTAATTGGTATCTCGACAGCATTAGATAGGAGAGTATCATGAGCCATAGCGAAGTTTATAAATGGTTTGAATTATATTTTCCGCAATATGCCGGGAATAAAGTTGAAGCGTGGTTTCAGAACGGAAAGAACAGCATTCGCATCCGTCAGACAAACCATCAGGAATTTATATTTACATTCTCAGATAAAGGAAATTGGAGATTTGAAACCGTTGAAAGTTATATGAAGGGACTAAAAGGAGGTAAAAAATAATGAGCGATATGATCACTTATATTTTCAGTAGTTTACGGTCATCGGAAAAACGCCTTGATGCTATCACCAGAGCCGTACGTAAACAGGGTAATTTCAATGCCAAGCTTACAGTTTTTGCGGCCGTAACAACCGCAAACTTGATCCTTATGCAGATTGAGCAGAAAGATCAGGCTATGCGTATCAGAAAATTGGAAAAGGAAATCGAGGATCTTAAACATCCGGAAGGAGAGTAAAAAATGCGATGATCGACTTTATGGTGATTTCAACACGTTCAACGAAACGTGGCACAATAGAAATCTATCCAAAGTTCATTATTAAAAAAAGCACAGATCTAATGATTCGAGGTGGTGATTTCTATGCTATCTGGATTGAGGAACGTGGTTTATGGTCTACGGACGAGCAAGATGCCTTGCAGCTCATTGACCGCGAACTGGATAGATATGCTGAGGAGAACCGCCAGCGTTTTAACTCCGATATTAAAGTCCTGCATATGTGGGATGCCGAGTCAGGTATGATCGACTCATGGCATAAGTATTGTCAGAAACAGATGAGAGACAGCTTTCATACGTTGGATGACAAACTTATATTTTCCAATACAGAAACTAATAAAAAAGACTACGCCAGTAAAAAGTTGAATTATCCGCTTGAAGCTGGCGATTTGTCTGCCTATGAGAAATTGATGTCTACTTTATATTCGGAAGAGGAGCGGACAAAAATTGAGTGGGCTATAGGGTCAATCGTATCTGGAGAATCCAAAAAACTGCAAAAATTTATGGTTTTATACGGAGCTGCTGGAACAGGTAAATCCACAGTTCTTAACATTATTCAGCAGCTTTTCGACGGATACTATTCTGTATTTGACGCAAAAGCACTTGGATCTTCCAGCAATTCATTTGCATTGGAAGCATTTAAAACGAACCCTCTGGTTGCAATTCAGCATGATGGCGATTTGTCAAGAATTGAGGATAACACCAGATTGAACAGTTTAGTATCTCATGAGTTGATGACTGTTAACGAAAAATTCAAGTCTACATACTCAAACCGGTTTAAATGTTTCCTGTTTATGGGAACAAATAAGCCGGTCAAGATTACGGATGCGAAGTCTGGTCTGATTCGAAGATTGATCGATGTATCGCCGTCTGGAAATAAGCTGAACCCCAAAGAGTACAAAACGATTGTGAAGCAGGTGGAATTTGAGTTGGGAGCTATCGCTTATCATTGTCAGGAAGTATATTTGGGCAATCCTGGTCGTTATGACGATTATATTCCGATCACGATGCTTGGTGCATCTAATGATTTTTACAACTTTATCATCGATTCATACCATGTATTTAAGAAAGAAAACGGGACAACTCTGAAAGCTGCATGGGAGATGTATAAAACATACTGTGATGACGCAAAGGTCGGATTCCCGTTTTCGCAGAGGGTATTTAAAGAAGAACTTAAAAACTATTTTCATGATTTTCAGGAACGCTTCAATCTCGATGATGGAACTCGTGTTAGAAGCTATTACATTGGGTTCCGGACAGAAAAATTTGAAGAGGAGACCGTAGAGGAAAAGACGGAAGCAGTCAAACCGACACTGATCCAATTTGATAGCACAGAATCCATATTCGATGATGTGTGTTCGGAATGCCCCGCACAGTATGCTTCGGAAAATGAAACACCTCAGAAAAAATGGGATTCTGTTCGCACAAAATTATCTGGAATTGATACAAGAAAACTTCATTATGTGAAAGTTCCGGAGAATCATATCGTAATCGACTTTGATATTCCGGATGAATCTGGAAACAAGTCATTCGAAAAGAATTTAGCTGAAGCAAGTAAGTGGCCGCCGACCTATGCAGAGCTTAGTAAATCAGGACAAGGTATACATCTTCATTATATTTATACTGGAGACCCGACGCAGCTTAGCAGGGTATATGACGACCATATTGAAGTTAAGGTGTTCACAGGCAAAAGCTCATTGCGACGTATGTTGTCAAAGTGTAATAATTTGCCTATCGCAACAATTAGCTCCGGTTTACCGCTGAAAGGAGAACAAAAAATGGTAAATTTTGAAGCGATTAAGAGCGAGAAAGGGCTTAGAACACTGATTAAACGGAATCTTAATAAAGAGATACATCCGGGAACTAAGCCCAGTATCGATTTTATCTACAAGATACTGGAAGATGCGTATGGAAGTGATTTGAAATATGACGTCACAGATATGCGCAATGCAGTATTGGCATTTGCAGCGAACAGCACTCATCAGGCGGATTACTGTATTAAGTTAGTCAACAAGATGCAGTTTAAATCCGCAGATCCGTCCACAGCGGTGAAAAATGATGATGCAAAGCTGGTATTCTATGATATCGAGGTTTTCCCAAATTTATTCCTTGTAAACTGGAAGATTGAGGGTGAGGGAAAGCCAGTTGTAAGAATGATTAACCCGTCTCCGAGTGAGATCGAGGAGCTGATGCGGTTCAGACTTGTTGGCTTCAACTGTCGGAGATATGATAACCATATTCTGTACGCAAGGTTAATGGGTTATACAAATGAACAGCTCTATAACCTTTCGCAGAAAATCATTAACGGAAGTCCGAACTGTTTCTTTGGAGAGGCGTACAACGTATCCTATACGGACGTGTATGATTTCGCTTCGGCTGGTAATAAGAAAAGTCTTAAGAAATTAGAAATCGAGATGGGAAACCTTACCGATGATGATCTCAAGAAAAAAGGATTCTCTGACGAAAAAATAAGAATTATCAAGGCGGGAACGCATCACCAGGAGCTTGGTCTTCCATGGGATCAACCGGTTCCGGAAGAGCTTTGGATTAAGGTCGCTGAGTATTGTGATAACGATGTTATTGCTACTGAGGCGGCCTTTAATTATCTTGAGGCTGACTGGACAGCACGGCAGATTCTGGCAGATTTAGCAGAGATGACCGTTAATGATACTACAAACTCTCTTACAACCAGAATTATATTTGGAACCAACCGGAAACCGCAGTCAGAATTCCATTACAGAAATCTGGCAGAGCCGGTAGAGTCGCTGGATAAAGAGAGTATGGACTTCCTTAAGGAAGCCTGCCCTAAGATGATGGAAGAGCCTCACTATGGTTGGAAGTACAACGATAAGAACGAAGTTCCATTCGAATCTCACAGCATTCTTCCATATTTCCCTGGGTATGTATTCGATCATGGAAAGTCTACATATCGTGGAGAAGAAGTTGGAGAAGGCGGATTTGCCCAAGGTGTTCCTGGTATGTACGGAAACGCAGCACTTCTGGATATTTCGTCCATGCACCCGCATAGTGCAATAGCAGAGGTTCTGTTCGGTCCGAGATTTACGAAAGCGTTCCGAGACATTGTTGAAGGTCGTGTGAGTATCAAGCATGAGGCTTGGAATATTGTTAATACGATGCTGGATGGAAAACTTACACCGTATATTCAGAGAGTAATCGACGGTGAGATGACATCTAAAGATTTGGCTAATGCTTTGAAAACAGCTATCAATTCGGTATACGGTCTGACATCTGCATCGTTTGATAATCCATTCCGTGATCCAAGAAACATTGACAACATCGTTGCAAAACGTGGAGCGTTATTCATGATCGATCTCAAGAATGAGGTCCTAAAACGTGGATTCAAAGTGGCTCACATCAAAACCGATTCCATCAAAATTCCTGATGCTACTCCTGAAATCATACAGTTTGTTATGGATTTCGGTGAGAGGTACGGATATACCTTTGAGCATGAAGCAACGTATGACCGTATGTGTCTGGTTAATGATGCTGTTTATATTGCGAAATATAAGTCCGCTGAAGAATGCCAGAAAATGTATGGCTATGTTCCAGGCGACAATAAAAAGAAAGGTGGAAAATGGACTGCAACTGGTACACAATTCCAGATCCCATATGTATTTAAGAAGCTGTTCAGCAGAGAAGAAATCGCATTTGAAGATATGTGCGAAACCAAATCTGTGAGCAGCTCTTTATATTTGGATTTGAACGAGGAATTACCAGATGTGGCTAAGGAAGAAAAGGAATTTAGTAAAGCTGAGAGCGATTATAAGAAAGGTCTTCTGTCAGATACGATGTTTGAAGATACCTGTCAAAAACTTACTCCGATAATCGAAAAAGGACACAATTATCGATTCATTGGAAAAGTTGGTCAGTTCTGTCCTATGAAAGAGGGTTATGGTGCGGGACTTCTTATGCGGGAAAAAGACGGGCGATATTATGCCGCAACTGGTTCCAAGGGATACCGTTGGATGGAATCGGAGATGGTTAAAGAACTCGGAAAAGAAGACGGAATCGATCGGTCATATTATGACAAATTGGTTGACGAGGCTGTAAAGACCATTTCACAGTACGGAGATTTCGAATGGTTTGTATCTGACGATCCGTATATTCCAGAACTCGGAGCAAACGATGCCGACGTGGATTGTGTTCCTTGGGCTATGCCGTGCGGAGATGAAAAATATCGAACATGCTTCGATTGTCCACATTTTAACAACGATAACTTCCATATGGATTGTGACCTAGATTATGATATTTCGGACATTGTTATGCGGCACGCAATGAATCCACCAGAAAACTAAAATAAAAGGAGATTTTAATCATGGCAAGAGCAAATGTGAATGAGCTTATTATCGAAAATGCTCGTATTATGTTCAGAAACTTTAGAGGAGAGGAGACAAAGTATAACAGAGCTGGCAATCGTAATTTCTGTGTTGTGATTCCGGATGCGAATCAGGCACAGCAGCTTGGTGAAGATGGGTGGAATGTAAGAATCCTTCCGCCTAGAAACGAAGACGATGAACCGTTGCATTATATTCAGGTGGCCGTTCGCTTTGACAATATCCCGCCGAACGTATATATGGTTACCAGAAGAAGCAAAACAAAACTCGATGAGGAATCTGTAGATTCCCTGGATTATGCAGAAATTGCAAATGTTGATCTGATCATCAGTCCGTCCAAATGGGAAGTAAACGGAAAAACCGGTATCAAAGCATATTTGAAGACCATGTACGTTACAATCGAAGAAGACGTATTTGCAGAGAAGTATCCGGACGACGTGGATAATCCTCCGTTCGCATAAACTTTATATTTCTGGGTGTTGGTATAAAAGCCGGCACCCTTATTTATTGAAAGGAGAAAAACATGTTTTGGAATAAGAAAAAGTCGAAGTCGAAACCACAGATTAAGACTCCGACACCAAAACCTATTAAAACGAAAGAACCACCTCCTAAGTGGGAACCGCCTTTTGGCGAAACAAAAAAGAAAGAAGTAAAATCACCAGAACCTGTAATGAAAGCAGAATCAAAAATTGACTGGGAAGATAAATTCTTAAAATCTTTCCAACAGCTCACATACAGACATCGAGCATGGGACGTGTGGAGAGATTATATTTTACTTCACGCATGTTCCATCTCAAATGTTTTGGACAAGGAAAACTATGACCAAAGAGAGAAGCGATATTTGAAAATCATCAATCAATATTCAAAAGAAGAGCAGGCTATATTTCCGGAATTAACAGCGTATACCACCATGGCACTGGATCAGAACCAGGAGCAGGATTTCCTCGGAAAAATGTTTATGCGGCTGAATCTTGGAAATCGTTCGACGGGTCAATTTTTCACGCCCTATCATGTGTGTGAACTTATGGCTGAAGTGGTGGCGACCGATGCTTTAGAGAAGATAGAGAAATATGGTTATATTTCGATTAACGATCCATGTTGCGGTGCCGGAGCAACTTTGATTGCCGGTGTGCATGTAATACGAAAGCAGCTTGAGCATTGCGATCCGCCGAGGAACTACCAGAATCATATCCTAGTAGTTGCACAGGATGTTGATGAAATTGTTGGACTGATGTGTTATATCCAAATCTCGCTTCTTGGATTGGCAGGATTTATAAAAATAGGTAATTCGATAACTGACCCAATGTCTACGGATGATTCATCTGAAAATTATTGGTACACGCCTATGTATTTCTCAGATGTATGGAGTACGAGACGAATGATAAATCAAATGAACAAAATATTTGGAAAGGGTGATGACGAATGAAAAAAAGATATTCTATTCCGAAAGAGCAGTGTGTATGCGGAATAACCGAGTTGTATGATAACGCTGCTAAAATCATGGGAATTTCTAATATTGAAAAGATTCAATACGATTGCCGGAAGATATCTATTACCAAAAAGGTGTTGGATTGTATTTTTGAATTTTACCACTCCCAAAATTGTGATGACGAAACGATCGCCACATGGATGCTATTATATGGTCCTAAAGCTGATCTCGAAGGAGAAGGATGTGAGTTCGAGATTGAAGATGGATTCGTCGCCAAAGGTGTGTGATGGCCGGGGTAGAATTACGGGACTATCAGGAAGAGGCTGTACGACGAATGCGAAATGGCTGCATACTTTGTGGTGGTGTTGGTAGTGGGAAATCAAGAACCTCTCTAGCCTACTATTATATTCGAAATGGTGGTGAGCTCGGAACAAATGAATATGTTCCTATGGACGATGTGAATATTAAGGATTTGTACATAATCACAACTGCTAGGAAACGAGATACCTTTGAATGGGAAGAGGAACTCTCGCCATTTCTATTATCAACGGATGAGAAAGAAAACCTATACACCAATAAGGTTGTAATCGATTCCTGGAATAACATCAAAAAGTATGCAGAAGTAAAGGATGCTTTCTTTATATTTGATGAGCAAAGAGTTATAGGGTCCGGAACATGGGTGAAAGCCTTTTTAAAAATCGCAAAGGTAAACGAATGGATTTTATTATCCGCGACACCTGGTGATACATGGCAGGATTATATCCCTGTGTTTATTGCTAACGGATTCTATAAAAACCGAAGCGAATTCACGAGAGAGCATATTGTCTATAGTCGTTTTAGCAAATTTCCAAAAGTTGACCGATATTTGAATATTGGAAGATTGATTCGATTGCGAAACAAAATCTTGGTGAATATGGATTTTAAGCGCCAGACAGTTTCGCACCATGAGGATATTTATGTCAAGTACAATATCGAAAGGTATAAAGATGTCGGAAAAACCAGATGGGACCCGTTTAAAAAAGAACCAATTATCAATGCTGCCGGTCTGTGCTATGTGTGGAGAAAAATTGTAAACATCGATCAGTCCAGACAAATAGCTTTACTGGAAATTGTGGAGAAGCATCCGAAAGCAATTATATTCTACAATTTCGATTATGAGCTTGAGCTTCTGAAGGAAATATTCTCTGGATATGAAGTTGGAGAGTGGAACGGCCACAAACATCAGCCAGTGCCGACTAGCGACTCATGGATATATTTAGTTCAGTACAATGCCGGGGCTGAAGGATGGAACTGTATTACGACGGACACGATTATATTCTATTCTCAGAATTATTCGTATAAGATCATGGCACAGTCTGCTGGTCGAATAGACAGGATGAATACGCCATATACGGATCTGTATTACTACCATTTGAAATCCAGGTCTGGTATTGATCTTGCCATCAGTAAAGCATTGAAGGACAAGAAAACATTTAATGAAACGAGGTTTGTTAAGTGGAGACAATGATTTATAATCTGTGGATATTTTTAAAAATTTTATCGATCAAGTTG